CTACCCATGCTGATCCAGTGTACAGCTTCATTAACTCATCAACAGTATTAAAGTACAAAGCACCAGCAACTAAGGCGTTGCCATCGTTATCAAGTGCTGGATCAGAAGACTTAGCACCAAGATAACGATCATCAAAAGAATCGTAAGCTGCTAGTGTAGCATCTCTTGCAGACTCTGCTGCTGTCTGAGCAGAGATTGCATTAACTGCCGCAGTGCTTGCTGAACTAGCAGAGGATGCTGCTGCTTGTGCATGATACTTTGCTGAGTATTCACCACCTGCTACAGCACCATCCGTCTTTGTAGCCCAATTGTTTGCTGATAACTCGTATGCTTCAGCATTAGTCTCTGCTGTTTCTGCCGCAGCTTGGGCCGCTTCTGCTGCAGTTTGCGCTGCTTCAGCAGCAGTCTGTGCTGTCTCTGCGTTAGTTTCAGCAGTCTCTGCGTTAGTTTCCGCAGTTTCTGCGGCAGACTGTGCTGCTTCTGCGGCGGCTTGTGCAGCTTCTGATGCTGTCTGTGCTGCGCTTGCTCCACTTGCACTAGAGGCAGCGGCTGCTGCTGATACGGAGGCTGCGTCAGCAAATCCTTCAGCAACTGATGCAGCATTGGTAGCGTCTTCGGTTGCATCACCTGCACCACCAGGCCCACGATAGATTGCCATAATATCTCCTTGAGTTTTCTATAGTGTCTCTAGCGAAACAACATAGAAAACTGCCCCAGCCTTTTGAGCCAGGGCAGGGTTGCTAATTAGCCAGGAATGACCAGAGCAACAGCGGAGGTGTCACGCAACTCACCAACACCGTAGAGGGTGTCAGCAGTCAAGAGCGTACCGAGGTACTCTTGCTTGTATTGCGTTTGAACACGGATACCAAGCTGCTCAACAAGCACACCAAACTCAGGGTGAGCCATCAAGCAAACACGGGGATTCGTGTCACTACCGTCAGAGGTGGTAGCAGTGTCAGCGTTGGTTGAAACATAAACCTTAACGCCGTAGATGTCACCAATCTGACCGTTACGGATGGTGTTGCCACCGCCAACTTCACCTGTGAAAGCCTGCTCAGTGAATCGAGCAAGACCCATCAGGGTGTTACGAGCAACAGGAGGAACGATCAGGAACCGACCAGACATAGGAACATCTTGGTCATCGAGGCGCTGAATAGCACGACGAATACCAGCGTCAGCCAGTGCTGTTTCGTTACCAGTGTTGGTGTTAGCAGTTGCATCAAAGGCTGTAGCACCGTCACTACCAATGAAGCCATTGGAGTAATCAAAGCCAGCATCCGTACCGTTCCAGTCACCACCTTGGCACAGACGGCCAAGTTTGATAAGGTCGGTGTCGATCTGCGTAGCCAGTGCATAACCAGCATCATCAGTGTAGAAGCGACGCAGTGATGACAGTGCCTGAACCTCAGCAAAGTCTTCAATGAGTCGGCTGTACTCATAATGCTTGTTGATGGTGACAGTCTTCTCTGTACCGCTTTCAGCAACAACAGTTACCTGTGTGTTAGCTGCTTTGGTTGTAGCCGCTGCACGGGCAGGTGCGGGGAAGTGAACTACATCACCCTTCTTGCCCTTCATGTTCATCTTCTTGATGAGGTTTGCAGCAACAAGGTTCTTCTTGTATGCAGCAATGATCTCGTCGGACCATACCTCAGGGATAAAACCAGCGGTGTTTACATTTGCCTGGATTACATTACCAGAACCAGAACCTAGAGTAGCCATAATGAAATTTCCTTTCTAAAAAGTTAGTTACCTAACTCGTCCTTCTGCGTATGCCGCCATAATCTCAGGCTGCATTGCATCGTAACGGTCAGGATCGTTTTGCATCAGTTTGATAATATCCGCACGACGATAGATCTTCTTAGACGGTGCTTCATCGCTGCCCTTAGCCGCTACCGCTGATGCTGTTTTGATCTGCCGTTTGCGATCATCTTTTTCAGCCTCTAGCGTTGCGTTAGCTACTTGCATCCTTTCTTTCCATATTGTAAGCAACTCATCAGCGGCATCGTAATCATAAGAGTTTGCCGAAGCAAACAATTGAATCCGTACCTTTGATGATGCCACCCATTCCTGGAAGGCAGTGTTGTTTGCAATATCCACAAAGTCTGGATGTTTTTGCTGTAATTTGCTAATCGTTTCAGCCTGCTTCATCTGAAGAGAAGCCTGTTCAGCCTCTTTTATCTTTGGATGATTCTCAATGGCGTTGTTGATAGCCTTCTTAGGGTCAGCAAAGTAGTCGTCTTCTTCGACTTCTTCCTGCGGTTGCTGCTTTGTTAAAGTTTGAGCCTTAATAAAGTCGTCAACAATCTTCCTCAACTCACCAACTTCACTGCCCTGACGACCAATGAGCCTTTCGGCTTCCTGATGCATCCTTGCAATTTCTTTTAGATCCTTACCCTTGTATTTTTCAGGGAGATCCTCTTCTTCAGTGGTTTGTTGTACTGGTTCAGGCTGTGTTTGTTCTACTTGTTCATCCTGTACCAGTTCGTCAGTGTTGTCGTCCTCGTTAACACCCTCTTCAATAAATTCAGCCATATTAGTCTCCTGAGCGTATAGCTTTTTAGGAAGAACACTTACATTGATTTGCGGAGGTTCCCCTTATCCGCTTGGGTCAACACGACCCGTCTTTTGTTCCCACTTCATGTGGGATTCCCGCCGCTTTATCCATGCATCGGAGGCGGTAGGAAAATCACCCGAACAACCATCAAGGCTGATCCTAGGTGTTGCAATCAAGCGAGTAGCTTCATTGCCACAATGTCGGCAGGTAACTGTTTTTACAGCCCTGTCAACAAAGTATTCTTCTTTGTGGCCCTTGGCACACTGAAAATCGTTAAGAATCTTCATTGATTCCCTCTTCATAAGCCTGCTCTGTAAGAGTTTTAAGCTGAATGAGGTAGTTAATCATCTCTATCTGCCCTTTTCTGTACCAAAGATCTTGTTCGGTACTGATCTGGGCCAGGTCAGAAAGGTTTTTCTTCAGTTGCTCAAAGTCTTCAACTAAATCCTTCCAACCTTCTTGTGCAAACAGGTCAAACCTGCGTTCGTAGAACTCTAAATCGTCTTGATTCAAGCATTGTCTCCAGTTAGTGAGTGCTTACTATTAAGAAGAATGCTATCATAAGTTGATATTTACTTGCAAGCACTTGACAAATGCGTTTATTTAGTGTAGCATCATGGTTTTTAATGGGAGGTTTTATGGGAAGAGGGCCACATTTTAAGAAACTTACTGATGACGAATATCAACAAGTGTTAAGCTGGGGTTTGGATGGCGCAGGGGTAACAGAAATAGCTAGACGGCTTGATAATAAGGTCACAAAACAAAGGATTAAACAAATCCTAGATAAAAACAAAGTTCCAGCAACTCAAATTAAGCGTCAAAAGAACTTTGAAGTATTAAATAAGCGTATGTTTGCCAAATGGGGTCCTAACTGGCAAGATAAAGAATATCGACGGTCAGCTATTTATGAAGCTATGCGACAAAAGTTTCGTAGTAAAAAACACAACAACAACGAGAAATATGAATGGGATATTGAGTTCGGAGATCTAACCTTCCCTACCCATTGCCCTGTATTTGGCACAGAACTGGACTACTTTTGTGAAAACGCTTGGAAGGATAACAGCCCTTCGTTTGATAGAGTCGATAGTTCAAAAGGATATGTCAAAGGCAATGTCGTTATTATGTCTTGGAAAGCAAATCGCATCAAGAATAACGGCACTGCCGATGAGCATCAACGAATTGCAGATTTTATGAGGGCCTATTCTGTTGAGCAGCAACCAACTGAAGACGGGCGATGTCCATCTTAGTGTTAATATCCTTCTCTTTTAGCGCCAAATCAGCAATTTTTATCCTTCTTTCAAACTCTGCTGTAGGATCTTGAGCGTCTGAGAGGTACTTTGATGCTGATGCCGCTATCTTTGCCTGTACTTCAGCAGGTTTTAGCTGTGCATCAACAACCTCTGACTGTGCTTTAGCCTGCTTAAGCTGTACATCGGCTTGCTTATCAGCTAATTCCAGTTGTGCAAGCTGGAGTTGCATCTGCTGAACCATCTGTTCTTGCTCATTGATCTGTGAAAGTTGCTCTAACTGCTTCACAAGCTCTTCACGATTCTCCAAGCCGCTGTTATCAATGATGGCTTTGAGGATGATCGGGGTTAGCTTGGACTCAGGGCCAAGGGTTTTAAGTAGGTTGATAAACTGAACTTGCTCAAACTCCCTAGCGATGATGCCTAAGTGACTTGTGGGTGTGAATGTGAAGTCACGGACAGGGTAGCGATCAGGGTCAAACTGCATATAGCGATACGCTGCTGACGAGATAAACGGCATCAGGAATTGCTCTTGGAAGTTCACCAGCGTTCTTTTAGACTTCTTGATGATAGCCATCAGTGCTGGGTTGCTTCCATAGCCCTCAGCACTGCTTCCAGTGGCGCTGATGGCGCTACTATCAATAGTACCTGTAGCTTGTAGCAACATACGCTCAAACTCTTTGGCGGTGGCTAGGTTGGCTGGGTCAAGATTACCAAACTTAAACGGTTGCAGGATCTCTGCTGGGTTGCCGTTGGTGAGGATGGTCTTACCTGGCCTTACCTCAAACTTAGCACCACGAGGTAGTCTGGTAGCGTCCATAGCCATCATAGGCACAGATGTCAGTGCTAGGCTGTCTAGATGCGCCCTTACCTGTGCATCAATGGCCTTCTGGCTGTTGTAGCCCTTCTCAGCGATGCCACGACCCCAGAAGCGATTGGGCATGGAATCATTCTGGAATGCCACCACAGGACGATCCTTCATCATGTAAGGATTCTCTTCAGCCTTCAGCAGGTGCTGGTCGTTAGCGATAACGACGATGGCTTCAACAAGGTCAGAGAACTCTGCCATTGTGTAGTTCATCTCATCACCGTCTTCACCAAGAAGATCAGCGACAGTGGCCTCATCCTTCTCTAACAGCACTCGTGGCACTAAGCCATAGTAGCGAAGCAGCTTAACCTTGTCCTGCTGATAGTCAACATCTTCCTGTACTGGATCTAAGTCTCTGTCAGAAGCAGCGACACCAATCTCAGCCTTCTCATAGATGCCATCCTCCATTGCCTTAACAACGCTGTGGATAGACACAAACTCTTCAATACCGCATCCAAGTGCTTCAGCGATGGTGCTGGCATTGGGGTCAATCAAGAAGTTCTTAGGATTGATAGGACGCAACTCAACAGCAGTACGCTCTTGCTCCATCACACCGATAGCAGCCATAGGCATACCAGGCATAGGCTGTGTGGCTGGAATCAACTCTGTCTTGGATGACACAACAATCTCACCGATGCCTGTGCCGTACACAGCACCAAGAAGCACAATGTCAGACACTGCCTTACGAACATTATCCTTCTTGAAGTCTCGTGTAAGCTGACGCTTCATCAACTCCACATCGGTCTTGTCTTGGTCGTCATCAATGATGTCAAAGAACTTCTCACCACGACCAAAGATAGCTTCGTCAATCTCAGCAGAGAATGTCTCAATAGCCTGCTGAAGGATGGGCGTGACTATCTTAGATCGCTCAGAATCTCTGGTGCTGTCAGAGCCATCCCAGATACCACGCCAGAGGCGCTCATACCTGTCCCAGTCCTCTAGGTAGTTTGTCTCTTTGTGGTTGCGCCACTGAAGGCAACGAGATAATACCCAATCAGCTAGTGCGTTGTTTGTATTCATTTGGTGCTATCTTCCATAAGAGGGTTGGAAAGAGGATTTTCTTGTAAAGGATTAAACTTCTCTAAAGGTGTTCCTTTTTTATAACCGCCTTCAGCGTATTTAAGCGCTTCCTTTTTTGACTTCATAGGTAAAAAATTATTATTAGCCAAGTTATAATCCATAGCTTGACCAACATCTTCAAACTGATAAAGAGTGCCATCAGGAAGCATTACAATGGTAGGAAATACAAACCAATTACCTTGGTCGTCCATTTCAGCAGCCATGCGATGTGTTGATATTGATCCGTCTTCGTTACTCAAAAACGGATATTTATCAGGATTCGTGATCCTATCTAAAAACTCTGGTGTATTTTTAGTATCCACTTATAGCATCCATTGGAGTCCAGTCTTCTTCATCAAAATCTTCTGTTGATACATTCTTTGCTAACTGACCAACATAAGACAATGCATCCATCAAGTCATCATGTACCTGTGTTGATGGAAACATCAGATACTGATCTATGAACTCATCCCAGTCTTTCTTCTCATTGAGAATAATCCTGTTGTGTTCAAAGTTACCCTGCAAAGACCACATCACCCTATCCGTCTTCTTCTGATTACCATGCGTCAGTTCTTCAACCTTGAAGTAAGTATTAAACCTACGCATCAGTGTCTCTAACGGTCCTAGTACAGCCTGTCTAGCCATGCCCTTCTCTAGGCCAACCGAGACTGGGTTGTACTCAGAAACATTCTTAATAATCCTCATGGCAGTCTCATCAATGTCCCACCTGCCATACTCAATCTTATCCACAAACCAGTCACCATCATCT